TATAATCTTCGTTTTGGTGATTTAGTTAGTGGAAAATATCCGATGATCTTCAAAGATTATCGGCGAATGATCCACTCACTAAAATTGGCTTGGTCTTTATATGTAACACTTCTAATGAAAGGAACAGACACGACAACGCAACAACGTATTCGTGGTCAAGGTTCCCGTCGGTCAAAGGACAATTGCCTCACTCTCCTATTTGTGAATATCTATTCACAACTAAGATCGAAGGGTATATCCGATGAACGAGATATTATAAAGTGTTTCAAGACCTCTCTTTGCTATGCAGTAAGTGTGGCTATGAACCAATTTGAGCTCCCAGAAGGAGCCCGGATTCAATTACTGCCACACTCTCTTGTCTCGAATATCAAACGTTTGACGGCTGATGAACAGGTTAATCTCTACTTCAGTTTCTTACAAGCAAAATCGCTTTGCGAGGCTGTACCAAAAAGTTTCATTCAGGAAACTTTGGTCAAACATCGTAAACAATTGTCAACACCTCATCGAGGTGTTTCCGACCAAACACTTGAACTCCTCCGTCAGGAGGGTCGAGAGTTTGGAAAGATTGTAAAGAAATTCTACCGCCCCGAAGAGGGGTTCTTTCCAACCAACAAGGCGACTTTTCAGTTTCCTCGTGGTGTTGGTGGTATGAAGGGAGATCTGGTGTTCAATAACCGATTAACGAATGATTTAAATTCCTATTCCCGCATCCGTTCAGAACCACTTGTTGTGGGTCTATTCGGTCAGCCGGGCCAAGGAAAGTCATTGTTGATTGTACAGATTTTGAATTTGTTCCGGGAGAAGTTTCCAGGATTGAAGAGAAATGAACTCTGCTATATGCGGACCAGTAATTGCAAACACTGGGACGGATACTGTGGACAACCAATCGTTGTTCTTGATGACTTAGGTCAATCAAAGACAGGTTTGGATATCCAAGAGTTTCAGACTCTAGTTTCCTGTAATCCTTATGTCTTGCCGATGGCAAAACTCTCCGAAAAAGGAACATATTTCACATCTGAAGTGATTATCACAACGTCTAATTTACCTTACGGTCATAGCCTAGAGTCCCTTTACGAAGGGACAGCAGGAATTATTGAACCAAGGGCATTTTGGCGTCGTTTTCACTTTCCAATTCTTGTAGAAGATAGGGTGACCTTAGTTCGGAAAACCGATCCCATCTGGGTCGATTCAACGAACTTTGTTCGATCCGGTCGTAAGACTGGGTATTCCCGTAAACTACAAGATTTGTTACAAAGAAATCAACAATCTCTTAAATCACATTTCGTAAATGGAAAACTCCCATTTCACATGGAAGTTCCAGACGATTGGATTGAGGTTGAGACAAAAGAATGTTTCCGGAAACTCATCGATCTTTTCGAAGAACGAAGACATTTCCATCGAAACCATAGCGATACTTGGACCCAAACGGTAATTGCGGAGAATCAGACTTTCCAGACCCTTTTAGGGCAAAAGTTCTTTGATGAACAATTAGGACGGTGTTCCGGGTGGATTATCCCGGAAGAACACCTTAGTTCTGATCTCTTATGCAATTTAAGTTTTGATGCTTATCCTCCCCAGAATCCCCTCGAAGTTCGAGTGGAGCCTATCGTCGAACCATTGAAGGTTCGTACTATTACGGCTGGGCGAGGTGATCTATTTTGTTTGAAGCCACTTCAACGGGCAATGTGGTTGGCACTGGGGGAATTCCCTCAATATGTCCTAACACATGGAACTCAGAATTTAGTTCCAGCCATTGACCGATTATATCAACAGTCTTCTCCAGATGATGTCTGGATAAGTGGAGATTACTCGGCGGCAACAGATTCAGTTGATCTTAAAGCATCACAAGCTCTGATGGAAGGAATTCTCGAATCAATCGATCATGAACCTACTCGAAGGTGGGCCATGAAAGAGTTATCTCCCCATTTGATCTTCTATCCGAAAGAAAGTGGCTTGACGCCAGTTCTTCAGGAATCAGGTCAATTAATGGGAAGTTTTTTGAGTTTTCCTCTTCTTTGTCTTTTGAACAATGCCACTGCAAAATTTGCAGGATTAAAGCCCTCTCAGTATCTAATCAATGGAGATGATATCTTGATGCGAGCACCGGCAGAAACCTATCCAAAATGGAAAGGTCAAGTCGATGAGTTCGGTCTAGAGTTATCTCTCGGGAAGAATTATGTTTCGAAGCGATTCGGAACCATTAATTCCCAATTGATCTGTGAAGGAGAGGTCACTTGTTCAGGTAAACAAAGACTGCTTGATCGAAGGGTACAAGTTTTGGGAGAGTGTCTTAGAGACCTAGAGTTGCAAATGGATACAAATACTCCTGATGAGGTTCAACAGCTTTTTGTTTCTCTTAATAAAAAGAAGTTGGCAAAAACTGTCCGGAGTGTTCGTGTTCCTGTGTCACATGGAGGATTATCTTTATCTTGGGGTCAGAGACCCTCAGACTTAAAATCTTGTCGAACAGAGATACTCGTGTATCTTCACGACTTGTTTAAAAAGATTACTCCTTTGAAAGGACACATCTGTTTTCCTTATTTGTCGGTTCAAGAACTGAAAGATATGGATCTTGAAGCACAGAATCAGGCTTTCAATGAGCCTGTGTCGAATGTGGAATTCCTTGAGGATTTCCTAACCCGACCGTCGATTCAAAAGGTGAATGAACGGTGTAAAAACCATCCCGCCTTACGTGCTTGTTTTCTTGGAAAAAATATTGAGGATTTACCTCCTCTAAACTTTATCCAATGTAAACAGATTCCATTCAATTCTGAAAAACAAAAAGAGGTACAGAAAGCGATAGATTCAGAGTTCTTGACAATGTTCTTGACCTATGATGGTGTTTACAATTACCGTCTCTTCCGAGACCGTATTTTGAAGACACATCTAGGTATCAAGTCCGATGTCCCGACTCATGAATTCTTGTTCAATCTTTATGACCGAGAATTTGGTTGTGATCTACTAGATGAAGTTGATATTCGAAAGAAATCAAAAGCTTCTAAGTTCGATCTCGAACTATTCAAGGGTCGTTTAGACTCAGAGTTAAAGCCTAAAGATTTTGATATCCCAATTGTTTCTAACGAAGAGGCTGCGGAAGCGCAATTCCTCGACGTTCAGACAATTCTTGGTCTACCATCCTTAGAGGCTCACTCGGAACAAGTTTCGCTATTGGAACAAGTTATCCTTAAGGAGAGTTTTTTGACAGATTTGGTCAACTCGGACCATTCTAAACTCTCTCGAAGTGCAACTATCTAGCCAAGGAATACACCAAAGTCCAAATTGGACAATCACTCGTTTACAAAGAGAACTTAGACCGAATTTGACAGTTGACAACAACTGTCACTTTTGGACTTTGTAATCTTCATCCAGTATTCCAATGATGCCTTCTACGTC